ACGCCTTGGCGTTTTCCTCGCTTTCGGCAGCAGCTATCGCATCCTGTTGGGCCAGACCCGCCAGCTCGCCGGTTGTCACAACATCCAGCCCCGTCTGGACGCGATCTGCAGCGGTCGCCACAACATCAAGCCCGGTCTGTATCCGATCAGCAGCAGTCAGCAACGCATCGCCCTCAGCAGATTGCGCATCCAGTCCGGTCTGTATCCGGTCGGCGGCGGTCGCTTGCGCGGCGATCTCCGCCCGATGCTCAGGAGAGCTCCACGCACTACCATCATAAAAATAGGTCGCGTTATCATCGGTGTTGAAATACATATCGCCTGCTTTAAGCGCCGCGCCTTTCAGTCCCACCGTCGGTGCTTCGGCAGCTTCCCCAAGAAACTGGCTCGGCCCGCGCAATGACTCGTAGAAGTCGAGCCACGTGCCACTGTTACCTTCTAGTAGCCACTGGTGGTAGGCCGACATCCCGGGCGACCCGGCCTGGGAAAATTCAAGCGAAAACCGAGCTGTCTCAACAATTGCGCGGGGTGATGTGCTCTGCTCCAGGGTAATTTTCATTACGCCACCTGTTGGTCTATCACCAGCTCTAGCAGCTGGTGGTTTGTTGTGTGCCGGTTGATCGTTATTATTGCGCCGGAAGGATCAATAATCTGCAGCTCAAACGGCCAGGTACCTTCCCGCAAATCACCTTCGCGCCACTGAATGACATAGCGGCCATTCGGTGCATCGATCACTGCAGGAACAACAACCGGAGGAGAATATCCGATGTGTAGCGCTATCTCATAGCCACTCAGATCCACCGGAGTTATCCCGTCGTCATCAAGCACCGTCCCAGCCAGTGCCGGCTTGGTGTCCCCTTCGACATACAGAAGCTGGTTTGGTTTGAGTTTCATGGTCTGGTTTCCTTATTGCTTTGTTAACCGTTTAACTCTTGCTGCGCCGCCAACTGGTCATCAACCTCAGTTGTTGCCGCCTTTTTTCCTTTACCCCTGTTCTTGTTCGCCTTGTCCGCCTCTTCCTGTTCCAACTCCCGCAGATCCGCCTCTTCCTGTTCCAACGCTGTCCGCTGCTCATCCGTCAATAACGCATTGCCGTGGACATCAAACAGCACGCCGCCCTGCTCAAACTTAGCCTTACCTGCCCCGCACACCCGCCCATAGGGTTTGTTTTTGTCCAGCTTTTTCATTGCCGATATCTCCATTGTTGTTTGCCGCTGTAAAAGGTGGGAGCAGCCATGCTACTCCCACCTGCCTTCACCTACTGGCTGTAGATCAGTCCCCGGAAGGTGCCGGAGCCGAGTCCCACTTCACGATGCGAGCATTGTCCGCATGGGGGAACTCAATCGCAAAGCCGCCCAGGTAGTACCAGGCCAACCCTTCATCCAATCCATAGTGAATCGGAATCTTCGCCCGGATTTCCTCGGGTACCGCCACACCTTCAACAATCGGGCGCGCACCGAAGAAATAACACCAGTCACTCTTGCCATTTTCAAAGGCGGTTTCATCCGCCTCGATGTTGGTCTGCTCAATGCAGCGGATCCCACCGTAGCGGCCAATCTCACCGGCAACAATCTGCTGGTACCCCTGCGGTACATACTTGTAAACATCTTCAAGCTCAGCAGTCAGCCCTTCAAAGGTTGAAGGTCGCCCAATCGCGCCGTAATCATTCCCTTTCCAGCGGGGGATTTTGCGCTCCTTCATCAGGTTCGCAATGGTCTTGAGGTGCTTACGCCCCATGCCGATGTTGTTCTGGATGGTCGTTGTGCCATTAGTGGTTAACGTCACCTGGCTTTCTGAGTTACCCCCGGTCGGCACAACCCGCAACGGAGTCTCATCGAACTGAGCCGCCGCATCATCATCCAGGGCTTCCTTGGCATCTTCTTTCAGCACTTCATTGATAATCTCTTTAATGTCGTGCTCCGCCAGATCCCGCACCTTGCCACCGTAAGGAATACTGTTACCAAACTGCGTAATAATCAGCTCTCCCTGGGTGACCGAAAAGCCGGTTTCCGGAATCGTGTTTTCCGCTGCCAGCTTGCCGCCCTTGTCATCCACCTTGCTGTAGATGTTCCACATGAACTTCTGACCCTTACGCTTGCCTACAGCGCTTTCAATCTTTGCCAATTGTCGGAATTTACATTCCGGCATCAATGCAAACCGCAGCTCCTTACTCAAGTTCTGATTTGAGAAGTAGCCTTCGTTTGCTGTCCATACAACAGCACCCATGATCAATCCTCCTGGCGGGTGTTCTCCCGCAAAATGAGGTTATTTGATAATGGTGAACGCCTACGCTAAATCACCTGTCCGCGCATCTTGCGCATTTCCGTTATCGCGTCGTCCACCGTTTCAGGGGTTTGGGCAGCCTTTGCTGCCCGCCCCCCGGCAATTGGCACATTGTCAATCGCCTGCTTTCGTTCCTGCTTGCTCTTTGTGGTCGATTCCGTTTTCCCCGTTGCCCCCTGACCAGGCTCTGCCGATCCATAAATCCGCTTTGCCTCTGCTGCTGCCTCATCCAGCGCCTCTTGGTAGCTGATCTCGCCAGACTCGATCTGAGCGGCCAATCGGGTTTGAAACAGGTAATCGCCGTACTTCCGCTGCGGGCTGGTTGCGTCGGCAAACTCCGGGTTGTCATCCAAAAATGATTTGAACGTCAGCTCACGCTCCGATGCTGCGCGCTCCAGCTCAAGCTCTTGTTTTACGCTTTGTTTCAGCGCATCGATGTCGATCTGCTGGGTAGCGGTTGCCTTGCCGCGCCCTTTAATCAACACCTTCATCAGCTCTGTTGCCTTCTCATCATCCCCGACCGCAATGGCAGACATGGCATCCTCAATCTGCTGGTCAATATCATCAGCGTCCGACCCCTGGCCGGATGGCTGATTATTGACCTGGCTCGATTGTATCTGCGCCCGCAACTGCTCAAGCTCCGCCCGTTGCTGCTCCAGTTCCCGCTCTTTTTCGGCTGCCTGCTGCAACCGCTTCGACGCTGCTGCGTCCTTCTGATACCCCTTGACCACATCGTCAATGGGCATCTCCTGCTCAACACCGTCCACCTTTACCTTCACCATCAGCGGCTTCTTCTCGCCCGCATCATCGGTGTCGGCACCAGCGGATAGCTGCTGATCCTTGTCCTGTTCCTTTGCCGGCTCCTGGCCGGCAATCAACATTTTCGGCGCATTCGCCAGCTGCTCATCAATCTGCTGCAACATCAGCTCACGGTCCGACAGTACCGGTTCCTGCTGTTCCACTTGCTGCTCGTTGCCGCCCTCGTTCGACCCGTCCTTACGGATAGCGTCCTGTCCCATCATCTGCTCCTTATGGTTTATGGTTTAAAGGCTCACTGCCCCTGTTCAATCTCTCCGTCTGCTTCAATCAGCTCTCGCGCCAGATCACCCTCGTCCAGCACCTCACGCAACCAGCGCCCTATTCCCTCGTTGCGCTGGATAATCGTTTGCAGACTCCTGATAACCTCTGCGTCGTTCGGCTCCACCGCTTTCAGCTCCTGCACCGCTGCGTCAATCTCATCCTGAGCCCGATTCAGCACATATCGCCACGGCTCACTATCCAGCACCTCACGAAACCGCTGCCCCTTGGCTATCTGATCGCCCAGTTCCGACAACCGCTTATCGCTCATCAGTCATCCTTTTGTCTTTCAATATCATAATGAACATTTAACTTAAAAATTTTCCCCCGACTCAATTCCCCGGCGCACACCGCTTTCCGCCCGTGCCGGGAAGTTTGGCGACGTATTACTCGGCATCTGTGCCTCTTCCGGAATCTGCTGAGGTTCCAGCCCCTGCGGATAGACCGGCGGCGCATCCTGATCAACAAAGCCCGCACTGCCGGCAATCGCATCCGCCACTGGCGTCACACCCGGCACCGTCACTGCTGTTTGTGCCGTGTTCATCGCCCCATAGAGCGCATCCACCCGCTTGGCCATCGCCTGCACGTCCTTCAGCGTCTTATCCGCCTGCAATCTGGCCGCCTCAGCTTCTGTCTTGGCAATCTGTGCCGCTATCAGTTCCGGCGGATGCTTTTGTGCCAGCTGCTGCTGGAGCTGCTCAATCATCTGCATCGCTTCCGCCAGCCTCGGATCTTCCTGCTGCTCCTCTTCGCCAATACCCTCAAAGAACCGGCTACCGTCCTTATATCCCAGCTTGCCGAACAGCTCCGGCACCAATTCTTCCGGCTTAATACGCTGCGCAATCTCTGGCGTCAACCGGGCCAGCGCTTCCATACCATACATAAAACGCTCAACCTGCTGCTGCGGGTTCGTCGAGCCCGTTCCCACCGCAACGCTCAGCATCGTTTCCTGCTCAATAATCTCATCGCTGATCGCTTCAAAGCCAAACTGGCCAATCCGTGCCCGATCACCAACAATCTTCAATACCCGCGCATCCGTCTCATACGCCTGCTCCAGGATAATCAGCTGCCGCAACACCGGCTCAACCCAGGTTTCCGTAAATGTGCGCAACTGGTATTCGCTGACCATGTTGGCATTATCAGCAATCAGGTTTAACCCCCCAACCGTTTCATTCAAGCTCCGGTTGCTCTGCACACTGCTACCCGAAAACGCCCCGCACAAATCATCAAAATCCAGGTTCAACCGGTCCTGTTCCTGATAGCTACTCGCCGTCGCATCGTCCGTTGTCACCACCCTCACATCACTGTTCGGGTCATTCATCAGCGTCACACTGTTCGCCGTGTTGCGTGTCAGACTCCGCAGATCAATGCTCGACCCCCGCTTGGCAAAATATCGCTTGCCCAAACGCAGCTTCACATTCTCAACCCGCAAGTTCGCCACGTCGTTGATTTCCGCCTGCGTATCCCGCGTCATCGATGGCAAGCTGCTCTTGTATGCCTTATGCGCCTCAACAATCGAAAATCCGATCACCACCGGACGCCCCTGCGGATACCTGGACCTTATCGGTTGCGCCTCCGACAACAAATGCGTCGTCCCCAAGGTGTAATAGAAAACATCCTCCCCATTCACCTCGACAAAGTTTTGATGCACCCACACCACATCAAAATCACTGATTGCCGTTGTTGACTTCTTGCTATCTGTTGCCCCGCCCTCACGAGCCGAACGAATCGTATCCGTCGACATAGTTGCCGTACGTAACACATCATCCGAGTAGTAGTTCCATGGTCTGCCGTTCTTGTCGTACTGCGTTTCCGCCACAATCCCTACCGACCCGTCCGGCATATCCACCTCAACCTCAACCTGCACCGGCAACGCCATACGTGCTTTAACGTCCTTCACGTACATCGGCAACATCAAAATCAGGTACGGGCTCGACTCCACCACATCCCGCCAGTCTGCCGCCGGATCAAATCGCACGTTCTCAATCGGCATCAACGTCACGTCCGGTCGGTCGATTCCTTTATCCGGTCGGTGAATCCAGTCCTGCACGCTACACACCAGCCCCGCCGTTTGCGCATCCTGATACGCCCCCATGCAGGTCAAAAACCATGGTAGACCGTGCGGTTTCGGTCTTGTCAGCCGATACTGCAACAGCTCATGATGCACCTCTGCCGCCGCCCGATGCATCTCATTGTTGTCATCCACCGGGCGCACCGACACAATATCCTCGCTCGAAAAGTACGCCGCCGCCGCAATCGCCTCGTTCTTACGGATCGCTGACCGAGTTTTTGGCCGAAAAAACTTTGATTTCAGCTTGTAGGTTTCTGTCCGGTATTTGCTGTTGGTAGGGTGCTCCGAATTGAACTGGTAGATATCATCAATAATCCGCGCCCGCACGTTCGCGTCAAAAAACGTCGAGCTTCCCGAATACGCATCCTGCGCCAGACGCAACAGCTTTTCCTTCATCTCATCCGCTGCGACTGCCATCTCCTGCATCATTCCCTGTTGCATCATGCCGCTACTCCTGGAAGCTAAACTCACCAATACTATTTTTTTGCAGCAGAGCGTATTCGTTTGCATCAAAGCCAAGCCGCCTTAAACCATACCGCTCCAGAATCTCGCCGCCGGCCCGCATCACCTTTTTGTCCAGGTCTGTCTCGTCAGCAATTTTTCCCATGTGCAACACAAATCCCCACTGACCCGACAAATCCACATTCTGCACATGGATCGTCTTGCGCCGCGTATCCGCATCCACCCGCCAACCGTAGTTCGGATAATGCTTCTGCAGCACGGCCCCAACCCGCTTGGCAAAGGCCAGGTCCATCATATCCCGGCTGCGTTTCTCCCGCGTTTGGTGCGTTGCATCGCCGCCAGTCAACTGGCCAACCAGCGCCACATCCTTCGATTGTTGTCTACTCACACTCCGGCTCCGTTTCCGTCTGCACCAGATCTCGCTTGATCCAGTTTGGCAGCCATAAATATTGCTCCAGGGTAAACCTGTCCTTAATCGCCTGTGGCAATTTATCGTACTCTTCCGAATTACTCCTGCTCGGCTGGTTCGGCAGCATCCTCAAGCGCCTCCTTCAACAGCTTACGCTCTGTCCGCATCTTCACCCCGTCACTAAACAGATAATCAAAATCCTTCGTCGTCTCCGCCGCATCTTCCAGATCCCGATTAATCTCCGTAAAGCTCTTTGTTCTGAATGTCGCCATGTCTTTTCCCTCAGCTCAACATAATCAGCCGCTGATCCTTCGCCACCGACCGCTCAATGCTGTCAGCCATCGTAGTGGCCAGCGTGTCCGAAATGATCACGCACCGCCCTTCCGTCTCGCCCTCAACAGCCCCTTCCCTTTTCGCCTCACGCAACACCCTGGCAATCTCCATTAGCGTCATCACGCCACCTCCGGTTCCAAATGCTCCTCATGAATAATCGTCGGAGCGTGATAGTCCATATCATAAATCCGGCTGCAGGCATCAATCATGTCGTCCGGATAGTTCGGGCTCGGGAAATTCAGAAACTCATTCAAAAACTTCGCATTCAGCGCGTAAACATTTCCCTCATGATCCCGCGCCTTCACCGGCTTCAATACCCGATACCCTTCCCCCTGCTGTTTCATCTTTGCCTGTAACGTCGATTCTGCCGGAATCCTCTTGCCGTCAATCTCTTGCGTCACCGCCGCAATCAGAAAAAACTTCCCCTTAATGAAATCCGGTACCAATCGCTGCACCCGATCCGGCTTGCTCTGTGTCGTCAGGCCAGCTGCCCAGTTCAATTCCGCAATCGGAAACTGATCCCCCAACCGCTCCATCTCCCCTTCAAAATGCTCAATATCGCTCTGCATCCCATACTTCTCATAACCCACAAACACACCCTGCACCCCGGGAGCCCCCAGCCACTTGCGCCGCAATCCTGCCAGTGCCAACCACCGTTCATGCAGGTTCATCTTGTGACAATAACCATCAATCAAATACTTGTTCTTCGCCGCGTCAATCCCGATCACCGCCATCGCCGTATTGTCACTGGTCTTCTTCTTGCTGCTCGCCGGATCCACCATGATGTACACATTCAACGTCGCTGGCCGCACCTCCGCAAATTTCAACCAGGTCTTGTTAAACATTCCATCAAAGCGCTTGCGCACCTTCCAGTTTCCATCCAGCAACCGCTCCCGACTCACCTGGTCTTGTGCCATCAGGTTAGCCAGATACCCAGGATCCGCCTCCATCAGCTTCTGGTTGTCATGGATCGACGCTGGAATAAATGTCACCGACTTAGGCAGCACCGTCGATCCATACTCATCAATCAACTTTTGTGGATCATCCGACCAAATCAATTTATCGTTGACCCGGATAAACCAGCGCAGTTTGCCCGCCCGCTCCGCAATCGGAAAACCCGTCTCCTGGTTGATCCACCAGCTGATAAACTCAGCCACCCAGCTATCCGCATCCGGATTCGTCGTTGCCCGCACATACGGCCTAACCCCGCACAGGCTCCGGTTTCTACTCAACATGTAAAAGAACTGATATTCACTAAAATGGGTCAACTCATCAAAACCAATCAACGGAATCTGCGACCCTTGCCAGTTCAGCACCGTCGTGTCGTGTTCCAGGTGCGCAAACTTGATCATTCCACCACCAGCAAACGACCATTCCAACGTGTGCGATATCGGCTTGCCACTCGCCAAAGGGTAGAGCTTCATGCTCTCATCCCACAACCCGCCCTGATTCTTAACCTGTGTCGCATTGCGTCGGAAGATCACTGCGCCAAACTGATCATTGCTCGTCACATGCCGTAACGGCTCCAGCAACAGCGCCCAACTCTTTCCCCCACCGGCAGCCCCGCCGTAGATCGCAATATCAGCAGGCGTCGCCAGAAACATCTCCTGCGGGCCCGGCTGCGGTTTGATTTCAATTGGATCAGTCATCACGCCCATTGTCCGGAATGTAGATACTCACCCGGCTCTCCGTCTCAATCGGCCCACCATCCGGCCCGCTCAGTTCCCGGCGCTCTTTGTTCATTCCCAGAATCTTCGCCATTTCAACCGCACTCTGATGCCTGGTCGGTACCCGGAACAGCACATGAATCATCCCCTCGCTGTCCTTTTGCGTTTCAAACTCCAGAATGCTCGCCGCCTCATCATCGATCTCATTCAGCGCCTTTGGCCGTGGCCTGGTACTCCCCGGCAACGTTTCTATAAACTCCCGCCGGTCAATCTTTAAGACTTTGCCGTGATACGTCAGCAGATCATCAGCTGTCACCTGAAACCTGCGCCGCTGTTCCTCCCGAATCTGCTTAATCCTCTCGCAAATAGCAGGATTTGTTAGGAGTTTACTCGCCTCAACCCGCGCTGTGCTGTCTTTCACGCTCGGCTTCACCGCCCGATACGCAGCACTCGCATTATCCCCGCGCATCACGTATTCCCAACAGAACCGCTCATGCGCAGGCTTCAGCTGAATCACCTCATAACCAAGTTCCTCCTCCAACGTCGGTAGAACAACCTGGCCAGGGACATTTTTGTTCCGCTCAACATCCATCGCCAACCCCTTTTCAGCTCAATTGATCAAAGCAGAGCGAAACATAAATTAAAAATCAAGAGTTTTTTTCATTATGATAGTGAACACTTCCAACAGAAAAAGGGCAGCCATCATCTCCCGCCCGATTTCTCCCCGCCAGAAAAAAAACGACATAATTATCATTTTTTTTCTCTTTTTGTTGACATTATGTCACAATGTGTCATAATAGAACACTAAGCGCCCACCCAGAAGGGAAGGGCCAAGAAGGAGAAAAGCCATGACATTATCTGATCAAATTAAAGCTGTAGGTTCAATCACCGTTGGCCCGTGGACAATTAAGAAATCTGAAGTGGTCGAAAAAGACTGGAATTACTACTCTAAGGGTTGGCACCGCTCACATGGCCCAAAAGCTACCATCTCTGACCGAAAACTGATATTCACCCGCCCCTGGGGCACTGGCACTCGTCGTCTTGAATACCCCCTTAAGGCATGGTCTGGTGATTTTATCGCCCGCGCCGTTGCTGACCTTGACCTCGGACCGAAAAACCCCAAAATGCCCCTCACGATCCGTCTTAACAAAGCCTATGATGCCGTCCAGGTCGATGAAAAACGTGGATACAAATTCTACCAGCGCACACTGCTCGGTTCACCAGTTGACTGGGTTATCGTTTCCCCTCTCGGAATGACCTATCACGATATTGACCGCGCCCAGTTGGTCAAAGGCCTGCATAAGAAAATCCGTCAGCAATCTCGCAAACTCAAAGGGTTGGTTGACTGGTCGGTATGCCGCACCCTCGGTTTCTGTAAAGAAGGCATACGCGAGTTTTGCGACATTTTTGGCCTGGACTCTTCCGGTAGCTACACACCTGCTGAGATAGAACGAGCCGTGCGCCAGAAGCCCGAATCTGCCGCCCCGTTTCTGTCAGAACTGAAAACCCTGGCTAACTCACTCGACTATCATTACAGCATCTAACCACCAACCGCCCCGGCTCCGGTCGGGGCAACAACAGGAGGACTACCCCATGACCCAAGACCGCCCACGCATCGCAAAACGCTATCACGATTTCATTGGCCAGCCGGAAAACTACTCCGGTCGCATCAATTCCATCATCGGCCGCTATCAGCAGATCGTCACCGACGGTATGCCCGAACTCACCAAGGGCGAATGGCTTGCCATCATGGACGCCAACAACGGAACCGTTTTTCCAGGCCCGGACGACTCAACCGAACTCGACCCCGCCCGTTACGCCTGGATGAACGTTGCCGACTCAGAGCCTGGCTATATTAAAGAGCAGTTCGGCGTTGACAATCTAGCTCTGGCCCGCACGATGAAAGCCATGTCCCTTATCGAACAGTGCGGCGTGATGGAGGTAATTCAACAATTTTGGACAAAATCAGACCAGGAGTTTGCCGACTATCGTGAAATGCTCACGGCTGCCGGTGCAAAAGTAAAATAGCCAACCAAGGGGCTGCATCGCGCGGCCCCTTTCTTTTTGTATTTTAGCTGGTTAGAGAAAACGGACAGGGCACGGGCGGTGGGGTGTCCGTGCCTTCCGTGGACAAAAAACCCTACCCCCGCCGCCGATTATTCATCGCCGCCGCACACTCCCGGCTACAAAACTTCCGCCGCTCAAAATTCTGCCGCGTCTCCCCCTTCTTCCTCACAATCGCACACTCACACTCCGGTAAAGCACAAATTCTCGTTCGGTCCATGCACATCAAACAACCTCCCGTCATAGCAGTGTTAATTGTTGTTCAACCCCACGTTCCCTGATCCCGTAAAGCTCCGGCCTCGTATCACAATACCGCTGCGCCTCATCCTCACTGGATCCGCTTTCCATCATCAGCGCCACTCGCTCATCCCGATGTAAAGCCTGATCCTCCGTCACAGTGCCTTATCCCGCACCACCTGCAGATGCCGCGCCCGCTCATTCACCACCACCCCGGAGTTAACCACCCGCCCATCCAGCACAGTCGCCATCATCTCCCGCAACCGCTCCTGCTGTTCCTCCGGTGTCTGCAAGCGCTCCAGCTGCTTCGGCTCTTCCTCCGGCCCATTCAACCGCGTCAACATCGCCCCCCGGGACGGCATAAGCCGCAACAACACCGCCGGAGCGGGCCAGCTTTCCACCGTCGCCACCAGCTCAGCAAACCCCTCCTGCAATCTCGCCCGGTCCACCTCATCCGCTGCCACACCAAGCCTCCGCGCCACCGCCTCCGCCCAGGTCTGCACCACGTTCGCCACGCTATCAGCCCCCGGAGCCCGATCCAGCCGCAAGCCGTAAAGTTTTTTCAGCCCCGCGTTTACCTCTGTCAGCACCCAAGGTCGCATCAGCAACCCTCCTTTCGATCTCGTCAAACACCGCAAACCCCTTCGCCATCCGCGACATTCCCCCGCCAGGATCACCCCGTTCAAACGGCTGACCCCTGCTGCTCGGAGCCGCAAACTCCCGCTTGAACCACGCCAGAATCTTCGCGTAACAGTCCACTGGTGGTGGTTTGCTGCCGTAATGCGCCACGCACATCTCCGCAATCAGGTCAAACCGATCAGCATCAACCCCTGACAGCTCGATGATCTTCTCCCTCTTCTGCTCCAGAATCACCCGCATCTGTTGCTGGTGGGGTTTCTCGTTTTCATCGCCCCCCTCTTTTAAATCATCAACCACTGCGTTGATTTCATCAGCAGCAGATTCTGTCTCTGTCTCTGTCTCTGTCTCTGTCTCTGTCTCTGTCTCTGTCTCTGTCTCTGTCTCTGTCTCTGGTGCGTCGCCTTGGCGTCGCCTTGGCGTCGCCTTGGCGTCAATCGGGCAAATAGTAGTCAACAGCCCAACATTACAGAACATTTCAATGTCTGGCATTTCGTCAAGGCCGCATAAACGACGCAATACCTTCCTGTCTGCCGGAACCCTTCCTCCGTTGTCTGCCGCAATAATCCAGATCGAAATAAGGTGACCTTTCTCTGCGTCCGATAGCCTTGCCCACTTGTGATTTGTCATCAGGCTCCGATGCACCTTTATCCAAGGAGGTGATCCCCTGTCCTTCCGGTACGACTGCCAAAACTCCCAATCGTTGATATATAAATATTCCATTACAGAATCTCTCTGGTTGCAGCAGGCGTCATCGCCAGCACCTTCCCGCAATACGGACAAAAAGCGAACCTGTTGTCCAAGGGATCACCATCATTAAAAGCAAACAGATTCCCGCACTGTGTACCCCAGTTTCCTTCATCGTCAGCCTTCCAGATGCAGGCATGTAGACCGTGTACCTCGTTGCCATCTATTGTCGGTCTGACCACCTCAGCCCCCGTCAAAAAGGAATTTCATCCTCACCCGTCCAACCACCACCAGCAGGCGGCCCCGCCGGACGATCCTGCCCGTACCCCTGCCCCGGCGCTGGCTGCTGCTGGCTGCTCCGCTCCCCACAGTCCCGCAGCATCCGCATCTGATCAATCACAATCTCCGTCACATACCGCTTGTTGCCGTCCCGGTCGTCATAGTTGCGCGTCTGAAGCTTCCCCTCGCAGTAAATCTCCGACCCCTTGCGCAGAAACTTCCCGCAAATCTCCGCCAGCTGTCGCCACGCAATCAAGCTGTGCCACTCCGTTTTTTCCTGCTTTTTCCCGTCCCGGTCCTTATACGTCTCACTCGTCGCCAACGAAAACGACGCCACCGGCGTACCCGACGGCGTATAGCGCAACTCCGGATCTTTCCCCAGCCGGCCCACCAAAATCACCTTGTTGACACTCATATCAATCCCTTCTCCCTGGCCAATTCATCCATCTTTGTCAAAAAAGCCTTGTTCCACTGTTCAGCCCACACCGAATGATCCACCGCCTCATGCCGAGGGCCGGCCACCAGCTCAGCATACGCTTCCGCCGCCGGAATCAAGCGATCCCGCTGAGTAGCATAAGCCCTGTCCCTCCGCACATCCTCAGCCCCACGAATAACGCCCCTCTTCATCACCGCGCCTCGTACCGTGTCGCAAAGTCACCAGTATCCCGCGTCATCCTGATTTCCGCCGACTCAGGGTTATAGTGATCAATCAAAAAATCAGGAACCACAACTGACCCACCAGACTGCTTTAACAATGCCCAGATCAGCGCATTATGCTGGGCAATCTCGCTCTTCAGTAGTCTTCTATTGATCATTTTTGTTCACCTTCAGGAAAAATTAGTTTTGAAAAATAGGGAATATGCTCAATCCAGTCACAAAAAACTTGCCAATCGGGATGCCTGTGCCCCCGTCGAGCAATGTACATTCTTCGCAGCGCCTGAAAGCTCGCAACCTCGATCCTCGTATAGACCTTTTTCGGTAGCCCTTTTTGTTTTTGTTCCACAAGCTCATTGCCCTTAAGCTGCAACAGCTCATTATGCATAGTGCTGGAACTTGACAGACACTCAATCCCCGCCCTATACGTAACGTATTCGATCAGCCAACCTACTTGACATTCCAACCGATACCAGACAACGGCTCCCCTCATCATTTTCGCATGATCATCGCCAGCCATAATCAACTTTGCAGCCAGTCTCAAATCGCTATCATGGGAGGTAGCTGCTGTCTGTTTTTTTGGTAGTCGCATGGCATCCAAGGCAATCTGAATCCCTGCCATATCAAGAAACGAAACCCTTAATGGCTGATAAACTATCTCACTCATAGCCCCGCTCCCAGGGTCTTGCTTCCCACATAAAACAACAGCGCCACAAACCCCAGCGTCAGCCCACCAACCACCAGCCCCGTCACCACCTCCTCAACAAACCGCCGCCGCCGATGCCGCTCCTGGATCCACCACCACTTGCAATCCACCATCACGCCACCTCCACATAAGTCGGCACCGCCAGATCCAGCGGACACACAACCGAAATCATCAACGGGCTCCCCATTGCATCCGTCACCGGCAGATCATCCGCCAACCCTTCCAGCGCCCGCCGCACATCCGCCACCGTCGTCACCCCACTGAACTCCGTCGCCACCAGGTCATTCAACGTCACCGAATTCTCAACCATGACAACCTCCCGAAAACTCAAACGGCAGCACATCACACAAAAAGCCCGCCGCTCCCGCATGACCACCACCGCCAAACTTCACCGCCGTCTCCGACACATCCACAAACTTCTTGTCACTATAAAGCGACACCTTCCACCCTTTCGGCCCCCGGCAGAACAACATCATCGCGTCATGCTTCATCGGGTCATAAAACCCATCCAACGCCATACTGCTGGCATTGCCCCGGTTCAGCGCCGCATAAATATGCCCGTCCAGCTCCACCACCATGCCGTAACTCTGGGCATACCGCCGCGCCTGCTGCTGCTCGAAAGCAAGAACCGTCCGGCCCCGAACAATCCACTGATCAACCAGGGTTTCATGCCCATGCCGGTTCGGATAAAAGTTAAACAGCATCTGCCATGCCTCTTTATCGTCAACCGGTATCTGTACCAGCCGCATCCCGTACTGAAACGCATCAACATCCGGGTCAGTTTTATCCCACACGTCATACCGTCCCAGCAGATGCACCGCTTTAGGCATCATCTCCCCAGCGTAAAAATACCACCAGGTCAACTCACACCCCGCCTTGCCAACCACCCTGAGCCCGCCGACATCCTCAAGCCCCGCATCCTTTGCCGCGGCAATCGCGGTTTTGTGATGATCAATCCAGATCAGGTGATATTCCCGCTCAAGCCGCGCCATGTCCTCCATGTCGAAGCTGAAATCAACAATCACCACCCGCAAGCGCTCGTAGTCCTCATCGCTCACCGGCTTCAGGTTTTTCTCCATCTCCTTCAACCGCTCCCATGGCACCGGGTCACCGTAATCCACCCCGATCAGTTCCACCGCGTCAAACTTCAGGTTCACAATCGCCCCGCTGCAAATCCCGTCCAAATCCGCATTATGATAAAAACAAACCGTCTTCATAAAATTCTCACCCCTTTTAAAAAAGGCCGGGAGAACAGGAGGGGGGGATTCTCCCGGCCAATCGCCCCGCACACCACCAGGGCTAAATCATTCAGCACCCTTGCCCGCAGCAACCATCGGTCGCACCGCCACCCCATACCGGAAAGCCAACCGCAGCACCTCAGCTTCAAACCGCTCCACCGTCACCAGCATCACCTCACCGAACGGCCCCTCAATCGTCACCTGCTCCCCCTCCCGCCGCAGCACATACCGCCCAACCACCAGCGCCCCGCTCATCCCAGCACCTTCATGCCCGGCAAACGCTTCATCAGCCACCCCTTAATCATCGTAATCGCCTCATTCTTCCAGGCCCCTCCCCCCGCCTCAAAAATCGCCACCTTCGGGATATTGTTGTCCGTCTTAATCCGCAGCACATACGGAGCCTCCACCTGCACCACCTCCGTAAACGTCCGAATCGGTCGCAACATCATCGGATTCACAATCGTCACCGATTCCACCCGCTGAATCCCCTGGCGCACCTTCACCTCCTGGCTCACCCCGTCATCATCAATCGCAACCTCCATCTTGCTCACCAGACCAGCCACCACCCTCTTCACCTGGTCCAGCGTCTCCGACGGCTCAAACAAGGTCATCAGATTGATCATCATCTCTTCCTGATCAAACCAACGCCCGAACGCAAACTCATCATGAATCCGCTCCGCCGTCAGATAGTGCTCCCGATCCCGATAAACCTCATCCAGGGCACCGTCCAGCACGTCCACCCGGTAGGGATTAACAACATGCAGGGCCAAACAATCCTGTGGGTAGGGCGGATTAGTGCTCAAAAAGTCCACCACCGCCTGCAGCGTATGCACCTTCAGCGGCACCGTCCGGCACGGCTCGATTTCAGTAACCTGCTGATTAACAAACTGACGCCCGTCAACATCAAACTTCGTCACCGCCGCCCGCTTTAGAAAAAACTCCATCGCCTCTTTAAGCATTGGCCATGCCTCCAATCTTCGCTTTCGCATCCTTGATGTGCCCATCCGTCACCGGCAGGCGCAACTGCTCAGGGTTATGCTCCCACGCCTTCAGCGCAGCACCCTCACGCCCCAAGAAAGCGTGACTTTCATACGGCTTATCCGCCTGCAGCTTACTCGTTGCCGTCACCGCAATATCCGCCGACGTCCGCTGAGTATTCGGATAAAACACAATCTCCAGCTTAATCACCCGCTTACCATCCCCCGTATTCGGGTCCGCAATATTCCGCAACACCCGATCCAGCTCCACCTGGAACTTCTCCTCCACCGCCCCACCACCCAACTGCGACAGCGAAACAGCATCATAATCATCCAACCCACGTCCCATACTTCCTCCTGTTGTTTATGTTGCTGCGCCAATCAGCGCAGGGCTTCCGTGACCACCATCTCCTTGATTGTCTGCTTCACCATATCCGCGTAAAAAAACCGATAGCTAACTCTCTTTGTTATCCAGTAGCCTGCATAAACAAGAACCACACATAAAACAGCCGCGGCAGCCCAAAGCGCCAATTCTTTCCATACGTTCTCTTTATTCATCCCAAAAATCCTCCATCTCATCGTGCCGGTCAAATGCCTCGCGCTCCTCATCCGTCATCGGCTCCAGATCCTCAAACGTCCGCCCAAACAGCTCGGTTCCGCAACGTTCACAAAAATAGAGCGCTTTGCTCGTGTAGTCTCCGCCAAGGACGTAAATAGCGCATTCACACTTGTGCCCCCTGAATCGACAGATCAGCCGCTTAAGAAATCGCATCATCACCCCGCCCTCCGCTCTGCCATTCCAGCCCGCTGCTGCTTCAGCAACCCTTCAGCCTTCCGCTGATGAGCCCTTGCATTTTTCGGGCTGCCCATCTTCTCAAGCCGAAATGCCATCACCCGGTGCCGCAATATCCGCCCAGACACCTCATCCATCAGCAACTCTGCCGTCCGCAGCTCCGCATCCGTCAAATCAAACGGATGCTTATCAACCACCGGTTCCGGATCCATCACGGACTCCGCAGCACCAACCCCAGCCGCTGCCAGTTCTTCCCGCACAACCCGCCTGAAAACCTGCTCCAACGCCTGAACATTCATGCCACACCCCGCTTCCTGCTCCGCCAGTGCCGCCAATCATCCCCACGGCTCGCAAACTCCAGCTCCACAAATTCCCCGCACAACGGCACCGCCTCGCCCTTTCCCCAGGCCAGCCACACCGACCGCGCAAACTCATAACGCAACCGGCAACTATCCTCCTTCGCGCACCGTCGACACTCCAACATCATTCCGCACCACCAATCCCCGCTCACCCACACAAAAAACCGGACTCTTGCCGTCCGCCGCCAGCGCCGCAGCAATCGCCCGCAACACCTCATTCAGCCCCTTCTCATGCAACGCATACTCCATCCGACACGCCAACCACTCCAGCGGCAGCACATTTCCACACAGCACCATCAACGGCAGAATCAAGTCCGGCGGAAAATTCCTCGGATCATTCGGGTTAAACATCCGCGTGAAAATGTTGTATGGAATCCCCAGCTCAGCAGCCACCCGCTTCGGCGAAAACCCCGCCAGCAGATAACACCGCTCACACGCCTCCGTCAGCGTCCTGATTTCATCCAGCACAGTTACATCAATCATGAGCTCCCCACACCGGCAACATTCACCATTTTGTCAACCCGCCAACCATCCGCTACACTGTTCATCAAGAAGCTGAACGCTCCTCGCTTTTAAGCTCATCCAGTCGCCGCAACACCAGGTTGCGAACAATCTGTGCAATGGGAGCCCCTTGACTTTGTGCCCAGCCAACAAGCTCATCCCGCCTGCATTCAGGGATGTTGAACATATAACGCGCCGTCGCTCTTTTTTCTTCGGGCAAAGCTGGCCTTGCCATAACGCTTCTCCTTGTGTTTTTTGATGCAATAAACTATTTTTGGTTTACATGATGTATTGCGTCTTTGTCAACAGGTAAAACTACAGACTTAGTTTTTTATCAGCTAGAGCGTGTTGCCGAGGTCTATGGTGTAGAAATCACTAGAGGCTGGCAGAAACTTCTGGCAAAAAAAATGGGGATGATTAACCCCAACATCATCAGTGCGTGGAAAAAAAGAGGGGTTCCAAACGAAATAATTTTACAGGTTGCTGATGAAAAAGGGGTCAGTTCCCAGTGGCTGCGCACCGGCCAGGGCGACAAATATCTAAATCGTCCTTCCGTCCCGCCCGAGCCGCGAACAAACAGCCCGAACCCAAGCATACAAACGGGGAGACGTGCGAACCTCCAGGGCACCACGCAACTATCAGACGACGAACTTGAGCTTCTTGCAGCCTATCGAAAGCTCCCGCAAGAGCACAAAGAGTCAATAGTTGCCCAGGTTGTTGGAGTAGTCTTAACGATAGAGTCGCGGAGAAACGCCGGAGGAGGCTCAGCCTTAAAGGAATCGAACTCAAATTAGAGCTGAGGCGACTGAATTGGAGGGTGGTGTAGTGGGGTTTATTCACAAGTTAATATCAAAAGGCCCTGGGGGCCCGGCAAAAACAGCAGAATCACTAATCAAAAGCTTTAATGTGTGCATGACTATCCACAACGGCATATCAGAGCAACAAGGGTATAACGCCATACTGACGAGTCGCTACGGCACTATTAAAAAAATGAATAGAAGAGAAATCGAATTTTGTTCGAACACAGCAAAAAGTATTGGAGATATCATCGTCTTTGCCATATACGCAGAAAATCCCCCGTCGTTTAGTAGCGACTTCTACCCACACACAATAGATGAGCTTGCAAAAACCTATGTTAAATGGGCTCCTCAAGAGCTTGAATCACTCTCAAGAATTCCAACCATCCTAAAAAATCTAATTATATATAAAGACAGCAGCTACAATTATCCTTCGCAATACGAAGAGAACAAACCATTGGCAATCGACCACCTTTCAAGTCACGAAGGTATGATCAATGCTATTTGTGAAGATGACGAAGAATCGTTCATCTTCTACTCTCTTCCTTTCATAATAAAAGAATTCAACGTTCAAAGTGCTGAAAAGTATTGTTCCATGCTTTTTAATTATCTTTCTGAGGGTGAGGCAGACAAGGCCATTCCACTCTTTGCCAAAATGTTCATATCACCATCAAACTACCAAGTAGCTTGGCGAGATGTTTGGGCTTTTGTTGATATGGTAACAACCGGCAACGACGACGAAGCGACAACGATGCTAGAAAAAATTATGTTCAATTATTTTGAAATCAAACCGTAAAAGGCCACCCCATGCTCCGCTACAAACAACACCTCCTGCATTCCCTGGAAGAAATGACCCTGCGCGAACTCTCCAAGGAAATGTCAATCCCCGTCCCCAGCCTGCACAACTACATCAACTTCGATGTCCTGCCCCGCATCGACAACATCAGCAAAATGGCCGAATACTACAACGAATCCATCAGTAGCCTGTTTTCAGAAGACAACGACACCACCGCCGCCCTTGTTGAAGCCGTGCGCAAACTGCCCCTCAAAAAACAAAAAGCCCTGCTGAACGAGCTCCAGCATGGCCGTTAAGCCCCATCCTCAGACCCCCGGGTATTGGATTATCGATTGGTGGGTACCAGACACATCAAAACCCATCAATCCAAAAACCGGCAAGCTCCCACTAAAGCGCCGCCGCGAACACTACGCCGGCCAATACGAGGACGCCATGAAACGCTGGGCAGAACTTACCCAGCAGCACCGCCAGGGCACCACCATCGCCAATCCCCGCATGGATGATATTATTCCCGAGTATCTGTCCTACATCGAACTCAACAAAAGTCCCGGCTATTACAAATCTATCTGCTGGTCCCTCAAAAAGATCAAACCCCACTTCGGCAAATACCCTGTCAGCCACATCACCCACGCCCTTGTCGAAGACTTCAAGCGCAAGCACCGCACCACCCCGGCCCACGCCAACCAGTGTCTGCGCTACCTTAAAATCATGATCAACTGGGCCGTCACCCAGCGCAAAGCCCAGCCCTTACCGTTCAAGATCCAGCCACTGCCCCACACCGAACGCCTGCCGCAACCCCCCAGCCCGGCAGAATTCGACAAAATCATCACCACACTGCAAGCCAACCTCAACCGCGCCGGAAAAAATGCCGAATACCGCGACAAAGTTCTCGCCATGGTCCACCTCATGTATACCACCGGCCTACGCTTCCACGAAGCCCGCCACCTGCAATGGAACCACCTGCGCCCCGAAGATGGTCGCTGCCTCGTCGAAACCACCAAAACCGGAATCCCCCGCTATTGCATCGTGCCCCCGGAAACCCTGGACCTGCTCAAGCCCCATCATAAAAAACGCGGATACATCTTCACCAACCCCTACACCGGCAACCCCTTCACCAGCATCCGCCGCTGCCTCGTCAGTGCCGCCAAGGCCCATGACATCCCCCTGCGCGGCCCCCACGATCTGCGCCACGCCGCAGGAACCGACACCCTGGACGCCACCGGCGATATCCACGCCACCCAACATCTCCTCGGCCACAAGGATCTCAAAAGCACCCAGCGCTACACCCAGATATCCCTCACCCGCCAACAACGCATCGCCGCCCTCACCGCCCAATTCCGCAAACAAGAACGCCAGGCCGAAAAAGAAAATAACGATAAAAAACAATAGACACTTTATAGACACCAAACGCAAAACAGGGAGTCAGCAAATCAATGCTAACTCCCTGTTTTTATTGGTCGGGATGACTGGATTTGAACCAGCGGCCCCTTGACCCCCAGTTCTACGCCTGTACTCTACAAAACAATGATTTCAGTATCATAGGTAGATATTTTGGTGTCTATAAGCATCAAGCTATTTCAACCCGATGCATAATCCACCCGAACAGAAACTGCCGCTGCTTCGAGTCATTTTCCGTTATACCCAGGTACCTGCTCCCCTGTACACTGTTTAGCCCGCGCAGCAGGGCCAGCTCAGAGTCCTTGCCGCGCCAGCGTAAAAACCGCTGCAGGGCATCCAGCGTTGCCGGCCCCACCCTACCATCCACAAACAGCTCCTGATATTGTCCGGCATAATTAAACCCGTTCAACCACCGCTGCAGAAAAATTCCAGCAGTTGCCGGCCCCATATTCACGCCGGTATCAATAACTTCCATGCCAACCGCTTTATTCAGATCCACCACAGCATCAAAACGAGGCTCAGAGATATACCTTTTCCAGTAAATCTTCCGCGCTAACGTCACTGGAAAATCTTTCATCTCCCCGCGCCAACCGCTTTCCCGGGCAACAAACTCAGTAATCCCCCACCGCGTCGGTCCACCTCGATCCGCCGGATGATCAACAAACCCCTGTTCCTTGGCAATCACCCGATCAATGATCAGGTTGATCTCGTCGATGTTTTCCGGAATCATACCCTTGCCTCGTCTCCAGCGCCGCCTTAAAGGGCGGATAGTCTGGCAGATTAACCACCACCATCCACAACAAAAAAGCCAAAACCCCAAACGCCACCCACCGAACAACATCTCTGGCGATCAAGTCCCGCGTTCTGTCCCACCACCCATTCTTGGATAGCAACACACCCGAACTTTCCCACTTCCGATCAGCCTTACACTCAGCTTTGCATTCAACATGCATCAACAGCAGTTCATCGAGCCGTCCCCTCGTCTCCCTGGCTGTCTTGGCCAAGCCCTCGACATTTTGTTCAACCTCTTCAATCCGATAATGGATCCGCTGGTGTTCCTCTTTATTCGACTCCAGTTTTTCCGTCACCCTGGCCAGGGTTTCCAGCGCCAAGGTAATACGCGGCATGTGCGAATGAATTTCCGAAACCACCGGGCGCAATCCGGCAATTTCTACTTTTAACCCATGTACCGAATCCTTGATTTCATCCAATTCACTCATGCCACCTCGCTCATCATTGGTCATTATCATATTGAACAGACATGCCAAAACATAAAAATAAAATCAAGGATTTCTTAATACATTCCCCGTTGATACATCATCTCCCGCACGTTCGGCCTTGCAATTAATGCCCGTCGCAGCGTTACCCCATCAATCGGGCTGACCAGCACCCGGCCAGGAGCCTTTTTCAGCTCCTGGTTAAAATCACGCACGAGTTGCATTGCCTTCCGTCGATCCTTTTCCATCCGGTACTGCGCCAACACATCAGACTTCTTATCCGACCAGTATTCTTTCGCCATGCGCGTATCCCATCGCGCCTGCGTATCCCGCGACGGTTTATAGGGCATAAACCCGAAGAAACGCCACATCGCCTCTTGCCCTGTATAACGCAACGGCTGGCCGTCAGATCCGAAGACCGGACGCCCGCTGAATGTCGTTACTCCACGCTGATGCATCCGCACCGCCCGGAACATTGTTGCCATAAATTCAGGCGTCATATATTCCGCAGCCCGCACTACATCCCCCTTGCCGGCTGCAATCGTTGCATACTCAGCCTTTTTAAACAAACCGCCCCACACGCCGGTAATCCGCTCTGCCATGCTGTCGTCTTCCGGCGAAAACCAGGGGATGTTCACTCCCAGCGAGCCACTGAAGTTCACCCCGGCCAGCGCCGGAGCACCGTGCATCACAAAGTCAGCAATCTGGTCGCCAAAGTCGGTGTACTCATGAGCCGTTTCCCGCAACCACAGATCCAGCATCCGCAACGGACGTTCACCAAAAAACTTGCGGTACCACTTATCCAGATCACTCCCAAAGGGAAGCGCCGCCATGCCGCCCAACAGCATCAGCGCCGTCAACGACCGCATCACCACGCCAAACTCACCCTTTTTCAAGCTGAACAACATTCCTAACAAATAGTTATGGGTAAAGCTCTGGAAGGTATAAATCATCTTGCCCGCCGGGCCGATCTTGCGCAGCATCTCCGGGATATTCTCCTTGCTGACAACAAAATGCGTATCATTAACAAACTCTTCCGCCTTGGCCAGCGCCTCCTCTTTGCTCATGCCATGCTCATTGCGAAACACCCGAAAAGCCGCCAGCAGGGCAGGCTCACGGTTGAAGTAGCTTTCCACCGCCTGAAATGGAATCATTGATTTTTCTGTTGCCCACCGCAGACCAGCCTGCCCCTTGCCCATCAACCCACCGGTATCATCCAGTCCACTTAATGCCCGCACATAATTTGCCTGCGTGCGGTTGCGCCTCAGCCCTTGATGAATGGCCCATTGCTCTTCTTCCGACAGGTTGCTCTCTTGTCCGGTTGCCCGCAGATAATGCGACCTCATCATGTCGTACTGCGCCTTGATCATTTTCCGGGCCGCGCCCTTGGTGTACTTAGAAAGCACGGGGATACCCATGGTATAGTTCTGCGTCGCATTCAGCGCCAGGGTAGATGTCTTGATCCCTAAAAACCACAGCGTCGCAAAGCTCCGCGCCGTACCAGACCACTGGTCAAGATAGGTCGAGTTTTTCAAAGCATCCCTTACATAGGTTGTCGCCCAGCGGATATCGCTCTGATTCTCCGGCGGGATCTCAGCAAGCAGCTTGGTTGCCCGCAAAGAAAACTCCGCTTTGCTCAGCCACCCGGTCATACCGCCAATGTACTGCGTCAGCACGTCCTTGACCTGATTAACCTCGTATCCTTCAATCAGGTGTTCCGACCGGCTAATCCGGTGCCGCCCAAACCCTCGCGCTGATATGTCATCCGCAATGACATTCAGTATGTGCCGCTGCACTTTCAACTTATCGTCAATAGTTCCGGCGTCTACTGCTGCATCCAGCGCCTTGGAAAGCATCGTCTCAATCGCCTGGTGTGACCCCAGCCCCATAAACACTTCTTCCGACGTTGCCTTGCTCGGTTCAATCACGACGGAATAGCCCCCCGCCGCATCAATGGCCGGATCATAGCTATGGGGAATGTACGACTTAATATCCTTCTCAATCTCCGCCTTGAGCCTTTCCGCCCCGTAGCCGACATTTTTACCATGGATATCAAACTGAATTCCTTTGGTCTTGGTTGTCTGCATCCACACAACCTGATACTCGCCATTTTCATCCGCAGCCATAATCCGCACATGCTGCTCCCCCTCTTTACGCACTCGCGGCAAATAGCCTTTGCGCGTGTGCCACTCATTTTTCATTTTTGCGAGTTGACTACCAAAATCCACCAGCCCGACATACGCCTGGTATAGCTCCAACTTTTTGAACATGGGATGATCTTCCCCGGCATTAATCAGCTCGATCAGCTCCTTGTAATAGGACTGGCTCTTAAAGTTTGCGGCGGTTTTTATTTTAATCTCGGCAGCCTCCATGATTTTGTCATAGGCTTTGACCAGATATGGTGCCGACACCCCATGTTCGGCCAGTACCTTGTTTTTGTTCCACCCCTTGATCAGTATCTCGCGGAGAGGCTCATAATAGGTTTCATTCTTATAAGGGGCCGTGATCTTGTTTAAAAAAGCCTCACCAGCCTTCACCTCCCGGTAGGCATCCAGCGCCTTCATGTTCAGGCCATAGCGGCGCGCCACATCATCATTGGTCAGGGTTTTGTCATCGAGCAGAGCAATCAACTCATCATAATAAGGCTCCCCCTCAAAAGGTATCAGACGCAGCTTACCCATCTTGTCAAACAGAACCTCTACCGAATAGTTGATCGTCTCCCGAAACGCCATATAGGCACTAACTACCAACTTGTCCGCCGGCTTGCCCAGAGGGTTATCCTTGCCGCGCAACTGCTCACTGGTATATTCAACGCCGTCGATATCGCCTATTACCAGTAGCTTGGCGACATCCTTGCGCTGCGCCTTCTTCATTTTGCGCCAGTCCTTATCTACCCCTTCTTTCCCCCGGTAGCCGTCTGGTCTGGATGCCCCGATATCGTGATTCATCTCACTTCTGTTGGAATCACGCTTCAGATTTTCATTGTAAACCCCGCTTCTATGTTTACTGTCCTTGCTCCCCCAATGCGGATTCGACAATACCGACCCGAGTACCTCCTTCGCACGGTTTGGCAGTAAACCGGCCAGTACCTCCCAGGAGATCCCCCTGATATCCATCGTCAGGCGCTCAAACAGTTTTTTCTCAGCTTTAGCCTGCTGGCGCAGGGAATAGCGGACATCAGGGCCAAGGCTGTCAATGATGCCGCCGTTGTTCCGGCTCGAGCTGTCGCCACGTCTTTTTGCATAGTTCGCCATCGTATCTGAGATAATGGTTCTGGCCGACTCTATATCGGACATATGCTGTGTCGCCGTTGGCGCTGCAATTAAAAGGCTTTTAGCTTTATCAAGCAGCGCAGTTATTGCGTTGGCAACCCGCGCAAACAACGACGGATCAGCCGCCCCCATCTCTGCCCAAAATTTATTATCCAGGAAAAATTCACCGACCAGATTGCCGAAATATTCTTCCATGAGAAAATAGTCATCGGTTCCGGTGTATGCTTCACGCAAACGATTCAGCGCCCCGCTCCAGTCCCTCGTCAATGGAGCCAGGGTTGTTACCATCTCCGCCCAAAGCTCCGGGTTTTCTGTTCTCAGTGTGTGCTGAAGCTCATGCCCAAGAATGTACAGAACATGATTGTTTGCATCCGCGTTGACAAAGATTACGTCCGGCTGCGTCCTTGCAACGAAGCCATTAGGCACCTGTAGTCCACCGCTTTTTTCGGACAATGCCTCAAAGTAGACGATCCGCTTGCCAAATTTCTTTGCAAGAGTGTTAAGACTGTCGGCACTTCCCCCGGCAACATCGATAGGTTTTGCATTTTCTGCATTGAGTAACTCCTTAATCTCTCCTGTAAACACACCTTCTTTGCGAGTGACCCCAACGAGTCCGGACGACACCCCTTCTCTATCCCTCACCGAAAACTTCACCCCGGCCAGCATCCCGCGTAACATCTCCTCCGTCACGCCGTTTTTCGCCAGCACGTCCAGCAGCTCTTGCCCCTGCACGTTGATAAACCCGGGATCCTTCGCCCAGGTGCCGGCCTCGGCCATCGCCCGCGCCTTTTTCAGCAGCAAGGCAATATCGCTCTCAGTAAAATCTGCCAGCGTCATAAAGCCATTGCGCCGCAACCAGGCACGAATCATGCCGATAATCTCTTTCACTTTGGTCGCAATCTTCCCCTGGCTGAACTCCCGCGTCATGTGCGCCAACATCTCTTCCATCAGCATCGCATGGCGCACATTTGCGGGGTGCTCGGCACGCCGCAAGCCAATAGCGTCTTGCGACAGGTTAAACCCGTACTTCTTGCTGATCTTCAACATCTGCGAGTGCGGCATCATATCGTACAGCTCCAGCAGCTTCACCTGCAGCTTAGCGCCATCGTTACCCATCATGGCCATCAAACCGGCATGGCCATGCCACTCGTGAAACAACACCTCTTCTAAGTGCGCCGCGCTTGCAATATGATCCCGAACGATATAGACTTTGCCCTTATGAAATACGCCATCTATACTATTGTAGTCATAGCCCTGCTTGTCGGCCTCTTTCTTTATCGCCGCCGGAAGCGCCTCTGCCGTCGGTACCATTATGAATCCGTCGCGGTTTTTGCTCCTGGCCGTGATCCGTTCAAAGACCGCATCGAATTCCACATCCGCAAGCGGCACTGATTGTTCTGCATCGCTTACTGCAAACCGCGGAGCATCGGCCCCTTCGTCATGAGTGGTGTCCGGCACATGATCCGTCTCCGGTGCCGCTTGCGCCTCGCGTGACAACTCCGCCTCAACCACCTCAAGCCGTTCTTGTTTATCTTTGAGTTCCTGCTCTTTAGCAAAAGGCTCGTTTACCAGCTCCTGCAATTTCGGCAGATCGTCCCTGGCCTTATCCGCCTGTGCCTTGATGGTCGCGATTTCTCCAGGCACCTCACGCACATGGCGCATCATCGATGCTGCAGACCCCTTAACCAGACCAGGCATGTCATTACGATCACCGTACATCACATTGCGGAAACTGCCCCTCTCAATAAACAGCTCCGCCTCTGCTATCTTCCCCTCAGTAAGCTGTAGCGACACCTCGAACTGCACCCCGCCAATGGCCACCGCCCCCAGGGAAACCTCGTCCATCTCCCCTGCCGGGTGGCCCTTAACAACCTCCTGCGCCGTTTCTGCCAGCGCCGCATCGAGCGCCCCCCGCGCTATAAAGCTCTTCCCGGCAAAGGTCGCTTCAAACTCGTTCGCGTCCCCCAGGGCTTTCTGGATTGCATCAATGCCAGCCGTTTTCGATGTCAATTTCTTGCCGTTCACCTTGACCGCAAAGCTCCGCCCATCCTCCTGCTCCTGCTGAGCCAGTTCTGTTATCCATTGCTTTGCTTCTGCCGGCGCATCAAAACCAAACGTAGCCGACTTGCCTGCTGCTTCCAAAACAACCTTTCGCTGACTGGCCTCTGCCACCACCAACTCAAGCGCCTTGGCATTCTTTTCCAGCTCGGCAATATTTTTCGCCCGTTCAATCGCCCGATGACTCCGGGCAATGTCGTCCTCCATGCCCCACATCCGGCGCTGGTGTGCCCGCCGCTGGCGGTTCAGCTTATCAATCTCAGCCGCCAGCTGCACCCGCTCCAACTGCAATGGCTCGCCGGAAGCAATCGCCGCAATCTCCGCCATGCCAACACTGTCCGAATCATCAAACTCCATGGTGAAATCACCGCTGTACTTGCGCAGCCCGTTGATCATCTTCAGCTTGGTCGCGTTCAGCGCCCACAGCTTTGCATCAACTGTCCGCTCCGTCGTATAGGCCAGAATCTCCACCTCAAAATTATCACCATACTTGGCAAACAGCTTATTTCCCTGGCGAACAATCCGCCCCTCGCGCTGCTCAATGTCGCTGGGTTTCCAGGTCACATCCACATGATGCAGGCCTACCAACCGCTCTTGAACATTAGTACCGGCCCCCATCCGTGGCGTCGATCCAATCAGTACCCGCACCCTGCCGGCATTCACATCCGCAAACAGCGCAGCCTTCTGGTCGTCGGTGCTCGCCTCCTGTACATAGCGAATCTCCATCTCCGGAATCCCCATAGCAACCAGACTGTTTTTAATTTCATCGTAAGCATTCCAGCGGCCATCCTGTGCCGCCTTCAATTCCGCCATTTCACTTTCGTCGTATTTTTCCAGCTTGTCGTACAGACGCCTTGCCTCTTCCTCCGTGCCGCTGGCTTCTGCTTCTCCCAGCTGCTTCATCAGGGCATCATACTCTCTGATTTTTTTATCGTCCCCCTTGGTCTTGGGTACGCTCCGATCAAGAAAAACCAGCTGTGTCCCCTTGTCCTTTGTGGTCGCATCATAGATACGCTTCACCTCAGCGGCCACCGCTTCGAGTTTTCCGCCCTTGTCCGTCAGCGACGGATCAACCGCCCGCACATCAAGCGACACCTTTCGCGCCCGATCCATCAACCGCAACCGTTCCGCGTTGCGCTTCTGAATATCGGAAATACCCTTCAGTCCATCAAACCCGGAAACAATCTGATCAATCAGCGCCTCTTGCGCCGCTGTCGGCTCCACATTCACCGACCGTCTGCCGCCACCTTTAATCAGGGGCAGCGGGAACCGTGCCCCATCATTGTCCTCAGCGTACCACTGCTGAATGTCCTCATTGCTCACCGCATCGGCAAAGGTATAATAAAGGTCCATCAGCGAGCGCATGTTCGACCAGTCGCGCCCGATCCGGTTGACCTCCTTTAAGCCCCGTCCGCTCTCTGTCGGTTCATAGGCTGTAGAAACCGTCGCAAATTGCGCCCGCCATGCGTCAAAATACTCCAGCCCCATTTCCTGCAACGCATCCGGAGCCAGGTATCGCATAATGCCGTACAGTTCCACCGCACTGTTAGACACGGGCGTACCCGTCAGAAACGCCACCGATCCATGCTTTGAGTCCTGCAATACCCGTATCTTCGACCACAAATCATATGCCTTGCCGGAGCCCGCTTTCGGGTTCATCCCCCGCACATTCAGTCGCGAATGATAAAAAAGGTTCTTAAACTCATGAGACTCATCAACCGTCAGATCATCAATCCCCATCTGCTCAAAGGTCAGCAGCATGTCCTTTTTGCGCGATTTGGCCTGCACCTTCTCAAGCCGGCCCTGGATCGTATCCACCAACCTCTCAGCCTCTTTCACCGTCAGCGGTTTAAATCGTCCGCTGTCTCCGTTTTCGTCCGCCTCCTGCTGCGCTTCAATCACCGCCTGCTGCGCCTGCCGTAACTCCTCCCGCAGATACGCCATCTCTGTTTCCGGGTCAATCCCGATAAAGGCAAACGACGAATGCGGAACAATCACCAGATCCCAATCCCCCGTCGCAATCCGTGCAAACAGCCTCCGCCGCTTCTGTCGGCTCAGGTCTTTTGCCCCCGCTGCCAGAATCTTGGCCCCAGGATAGAGCGCATAAACATCCTTCGCCACCTGCTCCAGAATATGGTTCGGCACTACCATCATCGGCTTTTTCGACAGCCCCATCCGCCGCCGCTCCATCGCCCGCGCTATGGCTGTGAAGGTCTTGCCGGAGCCTACCGCATGATCATACAAAACAAACCGATCAACAATGCCGCGCCAGATCCCGTTAATCTGGTGTCTGCGTAGTTTAATAATATGGTCCGGCACTTTACCGGGAAACGTTAAATGTGAACCATCACGCTGCCTTAACACCCTAACGTTAAACTTCTGGTTAAACAAATCAACCAAATTGCTGCGCCTTGCTCCATCCCGAAACGCCCAATCCACAAACTCGTCCCGCAGCAGCTCCGCCATGTCGTTTGCCGCCTGCGTCGCCTCCTGATCAACAACCGTCCGCGTCGACCCGTCAGCATCCCTGATCGTGCTGGTCACCTTGATCGCCTGACTGTTCAAAATATTGCCAACCAGATCCACCGCTTTGCGCCCAGGGGTATTCCACTGCAGAGCCTTGCTGCTATCCCCCTCAACAGAAAAGGTGTTCGTCAGCCGCGAAAAACTCACCTTGGATGGAGCAGAGGTAATGTGTTTCACAAAGTCCGCATAAACAGTTGTCGGTATCCAGGTAGCCCCCAGCGAAACCGTCACCTTGTCCGCCGTCCATGGTTCCGGCTGCACCTTTAAGAGCGCCTCAATATTCTTCTCGCGCCCTGCTGCCTTGGCCGCTTCCAGTTTACGCACCACATTGCCACCCAGGTACTCGTTCGCCGTTTCCCATCGCCCTGATTCCGGGTCTTTAAAAATCACCGGCACCTCACGCTTGTCGTGCAGTTCGGCAATCACCTCAGCAGGGGTTGTCCCCGTCAATTCCGCAATCCGCTCCAGATTCACCAGCCCTGATTCGGCCAGCGTCATTGCCAGCGCATCCTGTGCGCTTGAGGCACGGGTCGGAGCCTCGTAAGGGTAGATGATTCGCCGCGTTAAAATGTCCGCCGGTACCACCTGTTCCCCCCGTGCTTCACCACCGCGCTGTTTTGCCTTGGCCGCCGTCACCGGAGCCTCATACTTAGCTTCGAGTGAACGCAACAACGCCCCATTCGGCAGAGCATCAATAATCCCGGAGAGCTTCGCCGCATTCATATAGCCGTGCCGCTTTACAAACGCATCGTATCCGCTTTTGAGTTTTTTGCGGTTTTGCTCAATCGCCGTCTCTGTAGCCGTGCCCGACGTTTCCAGGGATATCTGCTCTGTCAGCACGGCAAGCAAATCCACCGCATCACTTAAGCGCTCAAACCCGACCTTGCCAAGCTGCCGTGATATCGGCACCGCGCCGGCGGCATAAGCTTTTTTTATCTTCACATTCCGATTGGTCACCTTACCGTTACTGACAACCTTTACCGGCTTGCCCTTGTCGTCCAGCTTGTCAACCATTTCATACCAGTTACCCTGTTCATCCTGCTGCAAACTGTTATGCCACGGCGCTTCCGCCGTAATCGACCGCTGTGCCAGCAGATCGCCGCCGCCCTCGGCCTCCCGCTCATACACCTGTACCAGCTCGCCCCTGTTGTTGCGCACCACGCTGCCAACCTCGGCACCACGCAACGCCAGCCCAATCGACTCCTGCAAATCAGAGAAAGCCTGCTGCGTCCGCTCTTGCACCGCCTCGATCTTTACAACGCCCATCGGCAGAGCGTTAACCCGCCGCGTCAGTTCATCCTTCAGGTTTTGTCCATCCTTTAAGTGAACCGTTACGTCCCTGCCGTGCGCCATCGATCCCGATCTGTCCAACTGGCCGATGATATTGTTCGGGTTTTTGGCAAAATATTCATTCACCATCATCGGGTCGCCACCCAGCGGATCAGCTACCGGCACAGCATGAGTCCACGCCGTATCTCCAGGGTCCACCCCGTCATGACGCTTCTGCAGAACAACAATATCTGTCACCACGTCGGTACCGGCATTCTGCTTAAACGCCGTATCCGGCAACCGAAACGCCGCCACCAGATCCGCCTGCTCCGCAATCGCCGCCCGCGCTGCGCTGTTCTGCGCATCCATGAAATACCGCGACACCACGAACACCTGCACTCCACCCGGTTTGAGCGCCTCGATCCCCGCCATCACAAACTGATTGTGCATCGAATGACGGTTTACCTTCGGCAAATACTTAAAGTTCAAACTGTTTTGACTGAACGGAGGATTACCAATCACCAGGTCAAAGTAGTTCGGCGGAATCGGCACCTTCTCAAAGCCACTCTTCACCACCTGCGCCTGCGGATACAAGGCCCCCGCAATTCCAGCCGTCAGCGAATCATATTCCACCCCGGTAAAGCGCGTGTTACCACGCAACCCTTCCGGCAGCATTCCGATAAAATTGCCCGTTCCCATGGCCGGTTCCAGCACAAGCCCACCGCCAAAGCCCAGGCGCTCCACCATCTGCCACACCGCATCCACCACCTCTTTGCTGGTGTAGTGGGCAAACTGGGTCGTATTGCGGGCCGCTTCCAGCTCATCCGCCGACAACAGCGCCTCGACCTCGGCAACGCGAGCATCCCAGCCCTTGGCAATAGAACCATCCGGCTTGCGAAACGCACTCGCCAAACCGCCCCAACCAACATACCGGGATAACAGCGCCTGTTCATCAGCAGTCGCGTAACGTTTTTCTGTTTGAATTGTTTTGAGAATACGGATAGCGGCAACGTTGTCATTAAACTTGGCAACGTCGCCGCTCTGGATGGAAAAATCAGCAGGGATTTGATAATTTACAGCAGGAATTTCCTGCGGTTCTAAATTTCGTCCGCTTCGATCTTGTCGATCACTTCCTGTTCCGGCCTCAGCAGAATGTACTCCGGCAGTACGATTTCTTCCGCCTCGTGCCTTTGGAACCCCTTTGACATCAGGTGGTTGATTTCGTCCAGTGCCTTCTCCGCCGCTATCAGCGTCACTCCGTGCAGTTCCCCCATCTTCCGCAGTGCCGCGTACTGCTTCGGACGCCACTCCTGCATGTGCCGTTTCGCCCGATGCTGCAGCTGTTCCAGCGACTCCCCGTACAGCGGAATCTTCAGATCGTTGATCGACTCGATTGTCATCGGCCATCTCCTTGGTGTTGGTTCCTTTAATTATATCATCCACGTTGGCCGCGTCAACCGCCGCTTCAGAGTCCATCCCGGTTTTATCCATCCCCGGCCAGTTTTTCGCGCCCATATACCATGATTTCAAAAACGGCTTCGCCTTTTCCCCCAGATCCTCCACCATCGCCTGTGCAAACCGCGCAAAAGACCGCGCCCCGGCCTCAATGTGGTAAACTGCCAGTTCCGTTCCCATCACCAGCATTTCCGGATCAATCCCGCTGTTGATCTGGTTCAGCTTCTCCCGGAGTTTCTTGCGCAGTTCTTCTGCCCGATCAGCGGTAACAAGTTTGTTACCGGCACCGTAGTTGTCAGTTTTTTCAGATTTGACAATCTCAGATGTTGCAGGTAGACTTTCGGTATTAGGGACGGTGGCGTTGCGAGCTGTGTCATCAACGCTGTTAATATTGGAGGTGTCTGACGTCGCTCCAATTCCGTCCCTTTTTTCAAATGCAGTCAAAAGCCACTGTTTAGCCTTACCATCCCACTCAAGGCGCACAGCGGCTTTATGTTTTTCTGACTCAAGCTGAACACGCGTATCACTTCTAGACACAACCTTCATGGAGCTAACAACATCCTGCAAGCTACCAAGAACTTCAGGATGAAACTTGGCTATTTTAGCAATCCCATATCCATCGCTCTTTTTGGTCCCCTCCTTCCCCCAAACCAGATCAATGTCTCCGACATCAGCATGGTATAGTGCCGCAATCGCCTCGCCGTTCTTTTCGCTCATGAGTTTTTTTATTGCCCCTTTAGCGTCGTGATAAAACTCCCTGAACACTGGCCCGAAAGAAGATGTTTCCGCCGTATCAATTTCCGCCGCCGCCTTCGGCTTTCCCTTCAGCCCTTCAGCAAACGCCAGTCGTGACGGATTCTGCTTCGCATACCAAATCCCTTTTTTCCGGTTCCAGCGAAAGCCATGCTTTTTCAGTCCCTGCCGCACATCCTCGTCCGGCTTTGCCGGAAAAGTAATCTCAATGCCGTTCAGCTCTTCGTTGTAAGCAACGACAATGCCCGAATTGACATCCCCCCTCACAGGTGGTAGGGTTGTCTTGAGGCTCGAAGCCTCAACCTGACTTCCGGAAAGGCCCTCCGGTTTGCCCACGTTATCGTGAGGAATGTGAGGATCAGGCCGCCCTCCAGGTTGAAGTATTCGGGCCTTTTCTTCTTTGAACTTCTTTAGATACCGATCGCTTTTATCTCGGTTCATTTTCCAAAAGTTCCAGACAATATTGTCCTTCCCCTCAGTTGAAACCTCAACAATCGTGACATAATCTTTGCCGTTCTGACGCACAAACAAAACGCTTTTGCCGCGATACTCCGCGTTCTCTTTGCTGATATTGGGCAAAATATCGGTCGGGCTGTTGATCGTGTCCGACAAGAGGCGCATGTCATCACCAGTTAGCTCTGGATGCGACTGCCGGATGTACTCAAGGTTCTTCTGGGGAAGAATCACGTCGCTCTCGGTTGTATTGTGCCCCAGCTTGTTAATCTCCTCCAGGGTCTTTCCTGTGACGCGGCCTACAACATCGGAGACTTCGACCTCTTGCTTTATTCTGATCTTTTCCCCATCAACCTCGATATCAACACCCGTATGCTTTTTGATTTGCTTCGCAACAGACTCAGGGAAAGAAACCTCCATTTCTCCGTTACGGCGCAACTCTTTAAGATAAGCCTCGGCAGCACTCTTTTTAACATTGATAGTTTCCGCAGTCGGCTCCGCCTTCCGCCGCCCCACAAACCCTTTTGCCCCCGGCACCACGTCACTGGCCGCAACAACCTCATGCGTATCAGCCAAACCCTGCTTATTAATTACCGCCTGTGCCCGAGCCTGCGTCATAAATGCCTGGCCACTGGTGGTTGTCACCACGTCACTTGGCAGATCAGCTGGTGGTGCGACGCCCTGAACAACAATAGCCCCTGACTTATCTATTAGGCCCCTACGATATGCTTCCTCTCTTACATAGTCCTTGCCGTGTCCGTCACGAAAGCCTATGCTTGTCCTGCCTAATTCCAGATCACCCCGCTCTCGTCCTCTCGCGTTGATCTTTTGGACAAAGCCAAGCAGTGTGTCATCGGTCATGTCCTGTAGGGTTTTTTGTGCGTGAAGGTCTGTCAGTGCTTCCACTTCTGCCATTGCGGCTTGGTTGTTCATACCGAACCCGGACAAGAGGTTTCCACTTAGGGTGCCAAACTCTCCATTTATATCGTCAACGTCTACCTGCCCCTGCTCTATCCTGCCTATTTGTCTGGCGGCATGGTCAGACACGCGCCGCCAACCATGTACTGAGTCAGTGTCAAAATCAGCGCGTTTTGTCATGGCATCTACTGCTGCGCTAAGGCTTGATGCATTGCCCTTTTTGCCTTCAAATGCCAAGAGTCTTTGCTTCGCTGCTTCGCGTACTTCTTTTTCGCGGCCCGCAAATTCCGGCACTTCTTTTGACAATGTTCCTTTGTCGAGCATAGAGATAAGGTTTCGCGCACTTTTCTCTGACATGCCTCCTATCTTCACTATCATTTCTTCTGCGGTCGGGGCTGTATCTGCACCTGGCAGATCAGCTGGTGGTGCGATTGCGTCGTATAACTGCTGCGATCCTGAAGCGATGGCGATAAGTTCAGCCTCCAACTTGTCGACTGTCTCCATATCGCCCGTTTGTCGTGCAAACTCTATATTTGCCAACAGTTCAAGAAAACTGGCTCGATCCTTTGCTGCAGGCTTGTATGGTGCATTCTCAGGCGCAGAGGTGCCTGCTCTTGATTGCTCGATCTGCTTAGATGGGACGAAGTCGCCTTCTTGGTTTAACACGAAGTCGTTAAGGTAAACCCCGCCCATGCCGATAGAGACTCGCACTGGATTCTGGTTTGGATCAGATGTGGTTATTTCAAACCCGTCTTTTGTTGGGCTCATTGTCACGTCAACAGCGGAATCCTCGTCACGCCCGGATCTGGTGAAGGTATCCGTTACCGGGCTTTGCGGTTCGACGGGCGCGGCTTCCTGCTGCTGAACTTTCTTCTGCTGCGAAAATCTTCCCTTTTTCGGAGCGTCACTTGCCGCCCACGCCCTAAATGCATCCAGCGGCATCGGTGTCACCGCTAACGCCCCGTCCCACCCCGCTTCATAATTGGAATTATAAATATCCAGGGCATGCTTGGTACTTCTGGCTCCAATGACAATTTTGTGCTCGTCAAATCCACCATCCTGTTTGGCCTGGTCAACAATATAAGCCGTGTCCGCACCCTCAGCTTCAGGCCCGAGAAACACGTCGAGGTGGTCTTTATCATAACCAACGGTACCCTTCACGTAGCCATAGTGATGAACAATCGGCGTCTCCCATGCCTTGCCCTGCTCATCCACCCCGCGCCGCACCGACCCTGCCGGGTTCTCAATCGAGATATCCAGCCCGGCAATTCGCACATGCCCTTTCTTGTAGTTGCCCGCTTCCTTCTGCGCCTCCGTCGGCTCCGGCAAACCATTCACCGGGCTGGTCGCCGCTTCATGTGCCTTGGCATCAACCGCTGTTTCTACGCTTCCCGGTGCCCGCACCTCTTGCACTTCTTCCCGCGCTTCAACCCCAACTCCTGACACTTCGGACAGATCATTGCTTTCCTCCACATTCGTCGCCAACGACGTCAGTTTGTTTTCAATCGACTGCGATACCGGATCTTTCTTAACATATGCCTTCGGTTGTTCCACCGGCCTCGGCACCTGCTCTCCCGGAAACACCTGCCCTAACGGCTGCTGATATGGTACCTCGTCGGCCTGCTGCGGCAACGGTGCTGCCCGCTCCGGCGCTGGTTCAGGGTATTGGTCAACCACTGGCGGCGCATCCTCCGGCGTTCCGGCAACCACCTCTGCCGACTTCACCGCCTTTTCCAGTGGCCCCTTCGGTGCTTCCGCAACAGGATTAGCCATGCCTGTGGGCCGTTTAATAACTCCATCCTCGCCCCACTGCCCCCGCGCCGCCTCTGCCAGATCGAGGTATTCAATAACCTTCCCGCTGTCAGCTCCATCCTTAATGCGGCCCTGCTCATCAAACAGCTCATCGTGCAGCTGATTGAGTTGCCGCTGCGCCTGGTTGAAGCTCCTCCGGCCGACGCCATGCGCGCCGACCCCCATAACACCGCCCGTCACCCCAGCGGCAACCCCGCCAGTAACCGCCCCTTCGAGCACGTTTTCCGTCGGGTTAATCGTCGGATCAATATATTTTTTCGCGGCGCTATCGCCCAGGTACGCCTCGCTACCTTCCTGCGGCATCTCCTGCAAGGCTTCCGCCCCGGCATACTTGGGAATGTCTCTCAGTTTCGGGCGCGATTTTGCCCCAAAGCCAATTCCCCGCGCCATCCGATCAAAGATGATGCCCGTCGGACTCGACAAAATCCCTGTTACCGCCCCAACCTTGCCGGTCACCTCCGCCCAAGCCGCCGACGCGGTTTTCTCCCGCGCCAGCTCCAGCTTGTCCACATGGCTCATGTTCTCATCGGTGATCGAGTGATACGCCTGCTGAAACGGCTCCATCTGTGCCAGTTTCTCAAACGGTGTTTCCCGGATCTCGTCAACAATCTCCTTGCCTGCCAGTGTCCCGGCAATCAGCCCCTCGCCAGCGCCATACCCTGCTGCCGCCGCCACCGTCCGGCTGATTTTAGGAATAAATGTTGCGAGCTTGGTCAACACCCCGCCTGCCGTCATGCCAGTTGCCATCATCGGCAGCGACATCGCCACATGGCCAAGCGTTGTCCGTGGATCAGCCCACGCCTCACCAAAGCCTTTTGTCCCATCGGCTTTTTCGGTGTACTTTTTCTGCATCGCCTGTTGCTGCTCATAGCTGAGCTGCCTCATCAGTTCCTCAGCTCTGGCATCGGTCTTTTCCTGAACCCACTGTCCAGCCTTTTCAGCCCCCACCTGCTCCAGTGCCATCCCAAGCGCCCCGGCGGTACGGTTCAGGCCCACACCAACCATCCGCCCCATGTCGCCGGAAAAGCTGGTCGAGGCATTTTCAACCCCGATATCAGCAAATAGCGCCGACGCCTCTGAAGATTCCCCGGCAACCGGGATATCGGCAAACAGATCGTCAGCGCTAACTGTCGGCTTCTTTTGTTGCGTCAAAGTTTCAGGATTCACGCGCATCTCCGGGCTGTTGGGGTGGCGAGCACTGTTCACTAGATTGCTGGGCGCTTTCAGTAAGAAGATCAAAGCACCTGCCGCCCTCCTTCCCGAAGGGTGGTGAACATTCCATGTGCCTCCCTACCCAGTCACTCACTGCTTCAGAATCCCAAGTCCCACGCTCAAGCTCGGGGTCGTATTCAGCCAGCATCTTTGTCTTTCCGCACCCCTTGCACTTAAGAAACAAAATAACATTTGCCATAAATTAACCTCCGGATTACTTGCTTGAGTTGGCTGCCGTCATAATCTTCCTGGCCGCTTCAGGGTCTTTCTTGGCAAACTCCATGACCGCCTCTTCGTCAAACTTCAGGTGCGAATAGCGCGACACAGACCACTCCTGAAAACTCTCCCAGGCCCCTGATGCTCCCGCCGCAATCAGTCGCGGCACCACCGTAGCAACGGTAAAAATACCTTTTCCTGCGGCAATAGCCGTATCAGCCATCTTATCGCCTGCCTGGCTGATGGGGTTGTTCGGGTTCAGGTTCTGATTGATCTGCCCTTGAATGTTCCGCAACGATCCCCGCTCGCTCAATCTCATACCCGGCCTGTCAGCTGGTTCAGTGGCTTCAGCTCCCGCAGCCCTGCTGCCGCCAGGCTGCGGCACAACCACGTTGTCAGCCGCCCTGCCGCCCTTGCTTTTATTCGAACCAGATCCCAGCTCTTTACTGGCCCCAGGGTAGAGTTTTTCCAACCGCTCCACTACCGCCTTTTTATCCTTGCCGGAAGCAATCGCCTGTTGCGCCGCTGAAATCGCCTCACTCCGCTCCGGCAAATAGGCATCCGGCTGACCACCATGCGCAGACAGCATTTCAGGCTCACGCCCCTTGGCTGGAGCAAACAGCGCCTGTTGCGCCGCCTGAATCGGTGACAATCCTTGTTGCACCATCAGCCCTTCGCCCCGGCTTTGTGCCACCAAAAACCGCTGTTTTGCTTCCGGCGGCAGCTTGTTCATATAGCGATTTACATCTATCTTCTGGTTCCCCATCATATCCGTCTTAAAATCGCCGTCATCAATTCCGTATTCACTCACCATCGCCTGCAGCAGTGCCCGGTTAAATTCATCATAAACGTGAGATTTCAGCTCACCACCACCAGCAGCCCCTTTACCATGCACATCCTTATTCCACTGCGGTAGACGCACCACTTCTTTGCCGGTCTTTTTGTCATACGCCACCTGGTACGGTTGCCCACCAACGTTCACATTGTCGCGCCACTCCAGATCAACCTCTTTCGCTTGTGGCCGCGCCTTCAAAATCATCTCCACCGAGCCCTTGGCATCCGCTCCGGCCTCAACTGCCCCTATCAGCTTTTTCTGCTCATCCGCTTTCAGCCCGACAATATTCCCAAGCACCCCGGCCACCCCGGCATTCTTGCGCCGTGCGGCCATCTCCTTCTTGTATTCTTCCGCCCGCCGCCAATGGTCCTGCAGGATCTTTTCCGCCGTCGCGTCATCCTCCCCCGCCAGCGCCGCCAGAATCGCCCGAGACGCCTTTTCGGCAAATTCGGCCTGCGCATACAGCCCACCAACCCGCATCGGCGACAACTCATCATCCGGATCCCCGCTGCGCTTTGCTGTCATCGGCGCTCGATACCGCTCCCCGGTCTGCGGATTAATCCCCTCCAGCACCGCGTAAACCTTCGCATCCTGAACCTTATCCACCCCTTCCGCGTCAATCAGCAGCTCCGCCACTTCACCCCGGCCATCCTTGAACGCCTTACTGCCGTTCACCACCGCCGGAAAAGATCTGGTCAGTTGGTCAAACAGCTCCGGGTCCATCTCTTTAGTCACGCGGGTTTTCTTACCCAACAACTGCGGCCCCAGCTGATCCCCCAGAGTTCTAATCTTGTTTTTCAGCATCGGCGAAATCTGCGCCTGCTCCCGCAACCCGGCTACCGTTGGCGACAAGATCCCCTGCACCGCCATCGCTCCGCCAGCTTCCAGCAGCATCGGCTTAACTTCCGGCGGCACCACATCCCCCGCCGCTACCCGATCAAACCACGGCCACAGTTGCCGCATCGCCTCTTCCTGCTTTTTCTCATCAAAAGCATCCGACGCATCACCCAGCTTAAACGAGGATTCCGGACTCAACTTCGCCACATCCTGAGCGCCAAAATCACCCGCTTCCAACCCGGCAATCTGCTGCGCCGCCTCGCGCCGCTTTTTAGCCGTCTGCTCCGCTTGTCGCTCCTGCCTTTCTGCCCGGTCATACGCACTCATCCGCCGGTCAAACAGCTCCGCCTCCTGCTTGTCGCGTAGCTTGCCACGGTTAATATCCTGCATCGTGTTCATGCTCTGGAAAAATGTATTGACCGGATTATAATTCATGCTCATATTTTACCCCTATCGAGAAGCCCCCCAGCCCACCAGTCCGCCAATCACCGCACCTACCACGGCCCCCCAGGGTCCGCCAGCCGTCCCGTACTTCGCACCAATCACCGCCCCCGAAGCAGCACCGCCAACAATTGCCGTTGTCTGCGCCTGTTTATGCTGACTTTTCAGCGTATCGTTCGCGTTTTCTCTGGCCTCTTCCATATCCGCTGCCCGCCGCAATCCACTTAAGGCCGAACTGCGCTGCCCCATTGACATACCGACAACACTCATAACTAATCTCCACTCATTCCGTAAGACCGCCCCGCCACATTCGGCACCCCGGTCAACATGATTTGCGTATCGCGCTCTTTTAAGTCTGCCCGAGTTTTATTAGCTGCCCCTGCCAGCGCTGCCGTTTTACGCAGTGCCGACAGTCGCTCCATGCTCGCTTCGGTCTGGGCATCAGGAACCATCCCCAATCGTGACATCGTTACCCGTTGATTGTTCTTTGCCGCATCAAACTGACTGCCAACCAGGTTTTGCGACCGTGCCACCGCCTCCCCAACCTGCGCCGGATTCTCCAGCGTTGTACTCCCCAGCACATCGGTTAAAAACGGCTTGAAGTTTTTCTCCCAGTCCGCATACAGCGCCTTGGTCACCTGCGCATAGTTATCGCTGGCCTTCTTCTTGACTGACAGCAGCGGCAAGCTCGATTCCAGACTCATATCAATAACCTCCCATCATTACAGTCCCTGTCCAGGGGTCAGCCCCAATGGATTGCTTTTAGAAACATACGGGTTCGTGTTACCCCTTTTTCAGTCCATCCCCGCCAGCGTCCCCGCTGCCGCGAACCCCGTATTCACATTGTTCATCCGCTCGCTCAGTTTGTTCGACGCCGTGGTGATCGCCCGCTGGGTCGACTGCCGCGCAATGTCCCCTATCCCCTCAACCGCCTCGGTTTTTTGCCCCATGCCGATATTGGCAACCTGCATCTTTTGCGCAATCTGGCTGTTATCAACTCCTTGCGTTGCCTCAACCGCCGCGCCCGAACCTGCCGCGCCGATTTCGTCAGACACCTCATTCAGCATCATTGCCGCCTGTCCGCTGTTCGGATTCATGCCCGTAAATTGCTTATCTATGCCTTTTGTGGCCTGCGCAATGTCCGCATTAGTGATGCCCCGCGCAATCTCTCGATCAGCCGATTTATCCTTGTTTACGTCCGCTGCCCAGCGCTGAACCTTTGGTGCAACATCCGTAACGTAATCGTTCCACTGACTGACCGAGATTTCAGCATCGGCCTTTTCCGCAGCTGTTTCTTTAACCTCGGCTGAGCCTGACTTACCCATGACTAACCTCCATCCGATACACCCGATCAACCACTTTCCAACCCTTGCGCTCAAAGCCTGTGCGCGGCGAACGAAACTCAATTTCCAGCGCCCCTATCTGCCGCGCCAGGGTCTCAATCACCGGCATAAATACCTCAAACGGATCAACGTCACCGGCATAATAGGCGCACTCAATATGCAATATTTTCATGTTGCGATACGGGCACGCCCCTTGACAGCAGATCAAAAAACCATCCACCCCGTCCGCCATAAACAACGTCCACGTCCCGGCAACGCACTTGGCATAAACATCCTCCACCCGCCAGTCCGCCGCACAACGCCGCTTGATAATTTCAAGACCCGGCTTCACCTTCTCCCAGCATTCGCGAATATCCATAATTTGCGGTTCCATCAACTCCTCTTTTCATTATGATAATGAACAGCACTAACGAAACATTACCCAAAAGTACAGGCAAAAATTACCCCGGCAACACCTTGACATCAAAGGTCAAGGGTACCGCCCGCACCTCTGCCGCATTATTAGCCTCACCAATCGCCTTTTTCATCATCTGATACTGCAGATAGTGGGTTTCTGCATCATCGCCCTGCGCAACATTCACTGCCAAACAATCCGCAATCGGCACCCCGGCATGAAGATCATCATAAACATCCACCAAAAAATATTGTTCAGCACCCTTCAACTGTGCCTTCTGTAACGCAAAGAACAGCGTCTCTGACGCTTTACGTCCTGCGTTCATGCGATAGGTGGTTTCTCCTACAATACAATCAACATAAATGGATTTGTTGGTGGTTGGGTCGGTGCCAGAGCAGATGGATTGGTAGCGAGACTTGGCCTCTTTGAGTTTTGTTGCCTTTACCGCCTCAATCCCTTGAGTCGCTTCAAATCGCATTGATTGTCACCTCTGCATCCTGATATGGCCATAGGGTGATTTGTAATTTATGCTCACCGATAATATCC